AAAGAGCCTTATCTCTGTCCACCAATCCATCCTCGATAATATCCTTGAGCATGATACCTCTATCCTCTGGCATCGTGAAGGGGATGTTAGTCCAGTACAATCTCTTCCTGTTCTGAGCGGATACAAGGTTGCTGTTAATCATAACAGGCTGAACACCCAGATACCTACTAATAATATCTTGGCTCTCTTGTTTCATGCGTACATTTTCCAGAAGAAACCATCTAGGTTTTGTCTCATCCATGAGCCTGACAAACTCAAAGAATAATTTAGATCTGGGATCATCAAAGTTTAGATGCTTGCCAGCAAAACTGAATCCTTGGCATGGCGAGCCGCCTATTAAGAGATCAATCTTGGGACGCAGGTGTGAGTGTAATGTTAAATCGTTCCAGGTTAGATCCTTTACATCTCCTAAGTGTATGATGTCTGGATAGTTAGCCTTGGATACCTTCACGGCAAACTTGTCTATCTCACAAGCATAGTATTTATCTATCTTGATGCCAGCTTTTTCCAAGGCTATGCGGCCACAAGACATACCATCAAAGAGACTTAGTACATTCATTTCGTATCCCTTCCTAACAACATGTTGATAACCTTTCCCTGCTTACGTACAGTATCAGTAAGCTCCTTATTTTTAATGTAGCATACTTGCAGTTGCTCTTGCAAGTCCCTTACATTTTTCCTTAAAATCTCCTCTGTTTTCATAGCTTGTTCACCTCAAGTATAGTTTCTTCAAGCTCTACTATTACTTCCTCGCACAAGTATTGAATTGTTTTTACTTTATCTGTACTTGATCTTATCATGCCTATTACTTCCGGTTTTTTTCCGGTTATATATGCATCGTTAATAGGCATGTGCATTTTTAACATCTTATCATATTCTTCCTTGGAATATTTCATGTTAGCATTCCTCTATTCTTGCATCAGGATATTTTTGAACAAGTTCACCTAAAACTTTATATAAACTTTCATATTGTTCTGCGGTGAAGTTATTATCAGGTTGTGTCCAATCTTCTTCTAACGCACCACCAACTAAACATAATCCATACGCTGTATGATTATATCCTTTTACATGAGCCTGAACTGCATCATCTGCTCTACCTTGTTGTACTTCGCCATTACGCTTAATAACTTTTCCATAGCCAATTTTAAGCCACCCATTTTCTCTATGCCAACGGTCAATTGTTTTAGCGTCTATATCCTGACTTGGTCTAGTCTGAGAACAATGGATAACTATATATTTAGTTTCTTCACGCATTTTGTTTTCCTTTAATTTCTTTGAGCCATTCCTTTGGGAATGTTTCTTTGGTTGATTGAATACAATGGTATTTGAAATCAAATAACTCACACCACTTGGCGTAAGTAGTCTTTGATTTTTTACCTATCTTTGTTTTTGAATTAGAAAATATAAATCTAATATCTAAGTTTGGGTTTTGTGCTTTGATAGTTTTCATCTTCTTTCTATCAGCACTGTTGAAAGCACCTTTAGTTTCTAAAACTAATGGGGTGTTTTGAATTGGGAAATCTGGGGTATATGTTTTCTTTATCGCAGGTTGAAAGTAAACAATCTTCATTCCCTCATAAGTAAAACTCACAGAGTTTTTATTAAGAAAATTATAGACTGCTTCTTCCAACCCAGATTTTAAAACAACACCATCAGAAGTCTTTACTCTCTTGTACTTCGGTCTGGTCATTTGAGATTACTTCTGCTTTTGGTTCTGGTGTAGTTTCGTAGCCATCTTCTTTATCAAAAAGATTGCTGTCTTTACCCTCAACAAGTTCAATAACTTGCACTGCTTTTAATCTAGCCGTCACTCCTGCACCAAGCATTGGTGTGTAGTAAGGAACTAAATTGTAAGCACAACGTAATTTAGAACCACCCCATATGATAGTACTCAATGGAATTGGGTTCTTCTTTGCGTCAAACAATTGGGGTCTTTGCGAAAACTTTTCTTTAGTCTTCTGGTTTACCCCAGTTGCTTTCATTTTATATTTAAAGAAAACAAAATCGTTTTCTTCAGTGTAAGGTTTTGGTGCGTCTTTTATCTTCTTACCCTTATTATTTTGTTCAGCTAATTTTAGACTGTCTTCTATAGCTTTGTCATAAGACTTCAGCATTTCAGTAGCGTCTGATTTAGCAACTTTTAAGGTCACTTTAAATTCACCTGCTTCAGAAAATCTGACATCAGGTTTATTTAAATGAGGATAAATGGCTTCGCCAACAACACTTATATTTGTCGTATTTGACATAGTGTACTCCTATTAATTATAGCTACGTTGTGTAGCCATAAGTGGTACTTTATTAAGCACAGGTGCAAAGGTCTAAACACAAAAAAATATTGATTGTTTAACTAAAGATAAATCCAATTCACCTCTCTCTGGTATATGAGGAAACTTCTTAGCATTTTTATCTGATAACATTTGCTTCATTTCCATAGCCCAATTTGTAAGTACATCTTGTTCATACACTTCACAAAATGCTTCACGTATAGCTTCAGATAATTTAGCTACATCAGGTGCAACACAACCAAAGCTATCGTGTATCAAACTAAAATTTGTGACACCTTTTTCTTTAGCTTTAATTACTGCTAACTGTAATACACTAGCGTCTAAGCTATGAATTAAATTAGGACATATAGATTGTGCAGTTTTTCTTTTATCTATTTCTTCTGTATCAGATTGAATAGATAATTTAATTATACTATCACCCATCTTAGTCTTTACTCTTTTACTTTCTTTTTTGTAGCACATCATTTGTACTGGAAAGTTTAAAGGTTTAGGTGTTGTCCAAGTGACAGGTAAGTTTTCAGAAGCAACAAGTCTTGATACTGTTTTAAGAAAACTCATTATTTCTTTTGCACCAACAATAACTTCATTGATACTTTCCCATACTATTGGTGTTAGCCAATTGGTAGCTTTGAATAAATCTTCACCAAAGTAATGAGGTCTACTCTTTTCTATTTTTTCTTTTTCAACGTGGTCTTGTAGATATTGTCTGCAAGAATATTGAGTTAAAGAATAAGGTAAACACATCACAGGTTTCTTACAGAGTTTTCTATCTACTCCATAATCCAACCACAACTTAGCCATTGGGTCTGTTTTAGTTTTTAATTTTTCAATAACTTTTTCTGCAACTATTCTATAAACATCTTCAGGTTTATTAGATGGTATTAGATTAGTAGCTTTACCACCAACTGGGTCTCTCATCATAGCTGAATAATGTTGTAAACCAGAATTACTACAATCAGATTGTATTGGTAATGTTGTTATAAATGTTGCGTCATATCCTGTTTCAGCAAAGTCTTTGAGTTCAAAACACCAAGCTAAAAAACAAAAAGGTTTATCTGCTTTAGACCAATCAGTATTTATTAATGGTTCTTTTGCATAACTAATAAATAAATCTAGTCTTTCTTTGACCCAATCTAATCTAGTTTGAATATCCTCTTTATCAACTTCACCAAATAAACCTGCACCTGCAATTGCGAAATCATCAAATGAATTATTCTCTTTCATTTGTTTTCCATATTTAAATTTAATCAATGCTCTAGAATAGTCAGCACCTTGTGGTGATAACATAGCAGGTTTTGGATATATACGACCACGAAAGTCTAGCTGATATGGATAGAAGAAAGACCTATCTAAAAGTAATTCAGCTTCAGTAAGTATTTGTCTTACCTGAATGTATTTAGATTTAGACTTGGCTCTATCTTTATAAACAAGACTTGCTTGTCTTTTCCATTTAACTAAGTTTTCTTTATAGGTTGGTGATGTCTTGTCATTATTCTCTACATCTGGTTCTTTAATTGGTAGAGGAATTGTCTGAGGATTAGTAGGTAAATTACCAGTTCCATCATCAATCTCTATGAGTTTAGAAATAACCTCGTATACAGGTTTATTAATTACCCATTCTGTTTCCTGCATAATATTTACTGCGTCATATACAGGTTTCATTTCGTGTCCTCTGTTCTTTAGTTCTTCAAGGTATCTACGGTTTGACGCTTTGACTAAATTAAAGTGCATTATTTTATCTCCTTTATATCTTCTGGTTTATTTTCGTAGTTGTGTTTTCTTCCATAGTATCCCCCAACAAATGGATTATATTCCCATCTTCTTGGTGGCATTAGCATTGGCAAGTACTTCGGTTGCAGTGCTTCGTTCTTGATATTGAAGTTCCTAATCTCATCTATGATTTTTCTAGTAGCTTCAACATAAGTGACTGTCTTGAATTTATTTAGCTTACGGTTCTGGTGCTTGATAAGTCCTAGCTTTTCCAAGTACTCAATCATCTTCACGCCCAAGTGAAGTCTACCCTCTTTACCCCAGTCATTAAAAACCAAGTCATTCTTATTCATCATATAAGTCCAAACCTTTTGCTTGTACCTATATCGGTTCTCATTTTGAGGTATGTTTTTCTCAGCTAATCTTTTACTAACTTGATTAAACTTCTCTTTGTTCTGGTCTTTGAACATTGTAATTCTAGCTTCCATCATTAGACCTGTGCCTATCTTGATAGCTAGTTTATTCATTGTGGTTTCATTTGAGATACCATCAATTACATTCTTCAAGACAATCAAAGAACAAGTATCCCATATTGAGTGTTGCTTTTTAAGATATAACCCACTGCCAAATGCGTCTTTGGGAAGACACTGACACAGTAGTTTTAATGCAGTTAATCTATTACCTGCACCACCTGTTTCCATAAGTGATATATCGCCATTAATTAATAAGGATAATTTAGTGATGTACTTCTGCTGTAATACCAATCCGTGAAGTGTAGTACTCTCTTGACCTTTTGTAATAGCTTCATTGACTGTCTTCTTAAACCTATCAATACCACCCTGAAGCATAGCTTCTTCAAACTCCAGTTCTTCCTGTATTCTTTTAGTGTAATCATTGTTGTCTTTAAACTTACCACCCACTCCTACTTTGACTAATTCCTGTAGTTGTTCTTGTAAGTCTTGTTGTTGTTTATTTAATATGTCGGACATAATGTGAACATTTCCTCTTATTTTTGTTGCACGTGTGTATGGATACGTTAGTTTTGATACGTTTGGATACGTGACTAACGCACAGGT